CCCGACCTTGCAGCCGTGCTGAAAAGGGAAGCGGGTCGCTAAGTCCCCGTGGGACACCACTCAAGTCTGTGACTTGAACCACGTAAACCTTTCCCCTGGAGATTGAAATGGCCGCCCCATTTCAGAATTATTCCGGCGGTGTCCTTCTGGCGGACATCGTCAAGCGCAATAATCTCAGCACTTACGTGTCTGAGGCGATCAAAGAGCGCAGCCTCTTCCTGAAGAGCGGCGCTGTTGTTCGCAACGCCCTGCTGGATGCCCGCGAAGGCGGCACCCGCATCCAAGTCCCTGAGTTCAACCCCGTGTCTCCCACTGAGGAGATCATGGACGGTACCGCCAGCTGGGGCACCAGCACCAATGGCTACCTGACCCCTCAGAAGATTGGGACCGGAACCCAGATTGCATCCATCGTCCACCGTGGCTTCGCCTACGCCGTTGACGACGTTGCAGTTCTGGCTGCTGGTGAAGACCCCATGCTTCACATCCGCAACCAACTGGCTGACGCCATCAACAAGCTGAACAGCGCTCGTCTGTTCTCCCAGCTTGCTGGTCTGTTCGGCACTGCCCTGTCCGGCAACGCTCTGGACCTGGGTGTGGCTGCTGCTTCTGGTGCCGATGAGGACAACTTCCTGACCGGTGCTTCTATTGCCCGTGCCCGCAGCCTCCTGGGTGAGCGCGGCGACGAGCTGGACACCCTGGTCGTCCACCCCTCGGTTGGCTTCTACCTGTATCAAGTCGGCCTCCTGACCTTCTCCACCTCTGCACTCGCCGCTTCCGGCGCTGTGACCTGGGGCGGCGGTGGCGTGGGCGTCGGCGCACGTTCGATCGGCCAATTTGCCGGCATGAACGTGATCATGGATCCCCAGGTCAACACTGTGGCTCCTGGCACCGGCGGCCACCAGCGTGAGTTCTACTGCTACCTGACCAAGTCGGGCACCATCCTTGAGGGTGTGCAGTCGGACCTCCGCATCGAAGCTGACCGCAACATCCTGTCCAAGCAGGACGTGCTCTCGGTTGACTACCACGGCGCCTACCACGTGATGGGCACCAAGTGGACCGACGCTGGTGACAACCCCACCAACGCCAACCTGGCCACCGCTAACAAGTGGTCTGCCACCTACGACATCGACCTGATCCCCCTGGTTCAGCTCACCGTCAACAGCCCTCTGGACACCACCACCATCTGATCTACCCTTCAGATGGCGAGGGAGCTACCCCACCTTCGGGTGGGGTTTTTTATTGCCGCTAGACTGCGAAAAAGTATGTGGTAATGCTGTGGCCGCAACTATCAACGCCACACTGAAGAGTTCAACGGCCAACAGCTATGTAACGCTGGCCGACGCCAACTCATATTTCGAGACGGTCCCCGACTCTGCCACCTGGGACAACAAGACCGACGACCAAAAGAACCGGTCTTTGATTTCAGCCACGCGCTGGATCGACAGCCTGAATTTTTACGGCGACCGCTGCGATAACGACCAAGCGCTGAAGTGGCCCCGCAACAACTACCACGTAGACAACGTGGAGCTGACCTGCAGCGAAATCCCCGCCGAAATCAAATACGCCACGTATGAACTTGCGCGTGCATTAGCTAACGACACAGGTGCCATCACCGACTCCACTGGTGATACTGGTTTGTACGAAGCAGTTGAACTCGGTGACATCAAAGTCAAGTACAACAAATCAAGCCAAGCAACCGGAACGGTCAACAACGTCTTCGACGTTTATCCTTGGCTGCAGTCTTATCTTGGTGCTTATTGCCTTGGAGGTAGCGGCAGCTATCAAGTACGTGTTGTGAGGGGTTAATCATGGCTGGCGCACTCGACACTGCCTTCAAAGCAATCGCCAAATCGGTAGTAGCAGACCTTGGCACTGCCCTCGACACCAGCATCACCTACACCCGCAAAGCATCTCCTAGCTACGACTACGCAACTGGCGCCCTAACGACAACGGACACCAGCTACTCCAGCATCAAGGTTCCGGTTGAGTTTGTCATTTCTGAGGAGGAAGAGGGACGCGAACAGCGCCAAGCAAAGGTTTACATCACGCCGGACTTAATTGGAAGCAATCAACCGACATTTGAGGATCAAGTTACGCTTACCTATGCCGGAGCATCTCGGACTGCACAGATAACCGACATCAAGACATATCGCGGCGGCCAAGAATACCTGTACGTCTTGCTGGTGCGATTCTGATGGCACGCAAACGCGGCATCAATAACATCCTTCCGGACCTTGAAAGGCAACTGGAGCGCGACTTCAACGCCTTCATCCAGCTGGCACTTGAGGGCTTGGCGACCCAGCAAAACAGCCCTGTCTATACCGGCTTCTTCGCATCCAGCTGGAAAGCCTCGACCCAACGGACAAAACCTGTTGACCGCGTAGAAGACTTCACCCCTTGGAGCGGATTGAAAAAACGCCGCAGTAAGGGCGATACAACAGCTTTCCGCATCGAACCACGCTTCAAAGTTCCCGAGTTTCGCTACAGAAGCAAAGTTTTTATTGGCAACAGCGTGAAGTACGCAGCCTACGCACTTGAGAACCCCAAAGTTGCACGGTTTATCCAAGGCGAGCTGCGCGGCTTGGTCCAGGAAACCTTCAAAGAAAAACGCGGTCCCCAAGTGCTCATCGCATCGCGCAAAGGTACAGGCGGTCTAGGTTTCCTTGGGACAAAAGGCAACTATGTTTCTTACGAAAGGCTCTAACCAATGACTCTCGTCAACGCCCGCGCCGCTTTTGAGAAAGCCGTTACGGACGCGGTTTCTAGTGCCGACAGCGACGTGCGCATGGTGTACGACAACGTCACGTTTACTACGCCCGGCAAAAGCGAAAAGTACATCTTGATGTCAGTGAGCTTTGCCCAAGCAACGCTCCAAACACAAGGCGCAGCGCAAGATTTTTACTCAGGCACGATCCAGTGCAATGTGTATGTGCCTAAATCAGCCGGTACATCCGTGTTGTCGGCAATCAGCGAAGCAGTGATTGACGGCCTCACATCGGTGAACGCCAGTGGTTACACCGACACTTACAGTGTTTCACCCCGCGTGCTGGACATTGTCGGACCGAATCCCCTAGAACTGGAAGACCGTTCGCACTTTGTCGGGATCATCTCGTGCCAGTTCACGGCACGTGCATAGGCTACTATATTAGAAGCACTGCATTAACACTTTATGCGAGCCGTTGAACTGCTCCGCAGCAAATTTGGCGTCAGCCAGCTTTACAGGCATCCAGTAGAGATTGATGGCGAAGTGGTCTTAGAGGTGTACTGGCATCCTCTTACTATCGCTGAACGCGAATCCATAGAAAAAAAGTCTGCTGCACTTGGATCAGAAGGCACTAGTGAATTTGCCTTGAGTCTGATGATCGAAAAAGCGTTGGACGAAAACGGTAAACGCCTGTTTTCAGACGGGGACCGCGCAGCTCTCCGACGTGACGTGGAAGCCACTGTGCTGCAGGAAATCCAGCTAGCAATGCTGACTTCCGGAACGGACAAAAAGGTGGAGGAAGCGAAAGCCGACCTAAAAAGCGCATAACGACTGGCTTTTCATGTTTTTCTTAGCCAAAGAGCTAGGAATGACTCTCACCAGATTGACCTGTGAGTTGACCCAGGAGGAGCTAGTAGGTTGGGCAGCTTTTTACGAGCTGAAAAACGAGGAGGAGGAGCGTGCAATGGATCGTGCCCGCACAGCAAAGGGGGCACGAGCTAGGGGTGCGCGATAGACTGCGGATTAAAGCTCTACGTGCTGGATCGTGGCTAATTACGGCGTAGATATTGAGCTATCCGTAAAGGGCTTAAGTAGCCTGCGCCAGCTAGAACGCCAAATCACTTCGGTCGAGGAAGCGGCCCGCAAAATCCGGACTATTGATGTTAGTGGCGCCACTAAAGAAAGCGTCAGTGTGCTCGAGGCTGAGCGGCGAGCGCTTCAACTTTCGGGTAAAGAACGCAGACAAAATTTAATTCTTGCCAATAGAGAAGTACAAACAGAAAAGAAAATAAACGCTATCCTGGAACGCCGTATTCAGCTAGAGGAAACCCGGAGAAAAGCCTCTGAAAGGTTTGAGAGTGTTGCTCTTGGTGTTGGTTTTCCATTGCTGTTTGGTGGTGGATTAGGTGCAGTCGGTGGCGGTCTTGCAGGTTCTTTTTTAGGTAAGGGTTTTGGAGGGCAAATTTTACTTAGTGCACTCGGCCAACAATTAGATGCTTTTACTGCGGATGTTGCCGAACTTGGGCAAGCTCTGAATCCCCTTACAGCCGATGTAGATAAAATTATTGAAAAAACCGGTTTAGTTGGAACTAAGACGGCGGCTTATATCAAGGAATTAGAAGACGCTGAGCGGTCTGCCTTGGCATTGGAGCTAGCTACGGCAGAACTGGCTGTCGTTGTTGGCGGGCAGGGCGTAGACGCACTCAAAAACTTTGGAGGCGAAGCACAACGCTTCCAAAATGAGTGGTCAGCGGCCATGACTCAGATGGGCGCTGCACTGGCGGAGTTTCTTGGTCCCGCAATTAAAGCGGCAACCAACATGCTCCAGAACGCGAACGCGGTCCGGGCAGCCGCACAATCCAGTGATGTTCAGCTGCAGCAACTCACTAGAGACTACGAAAAAGCCCGTACCACAGGCATCCTCTTCGGAGGCGGACCGGAAGAAGAACAGAAAATACTGGACAAGATAAAAGTAAGACTGGAAGAAATACGAAAAGTAGAGCGCGAGCGCGTGGAGTTAAAAGCAGATTTGGCGGATCTTGCGGACAAGTATCTTGATTCGCTCGAAAAAACCACCAAGATACTGGAAAAAACGGGCAAAGAACTTGACAGGCTCATACAAGACACAAGTGAGCAACAGGTGAATGCTTACAACGCTCTAAGCCTTAAACAGCTGGAATATGACTTAGTTGTTGAAACAAATGCGAAGGAAAAAATTTCCCTTAAATTTGCAATAGAACGGGAAAAACTTGTTCAGGCTTATAACACAGCTATGGACAGGTCTTTGTCTGTTTTAGAAGACCAGTTACTGACGGAGGAGTTTCGTCTAGATCGAGAAATTTTGAAACGCAAGGAAGCTGAAGCATATACAGAAGAATTAAGGCGCCAAAACGCAGAGTTTTACAGACGTGCTGGACTAAAAACACCTGATTTATTCCGCGAATTTTCGAGTCCCGTTGATATCGGTCTTGCCTTTAGCGGCAAAAGTCTTCTAGGAGAAGACGAACGTTTAGAAGAGGCTAAAAAACAACTAGAAAAGTTACTTGACCCTATCAATCAGGTACAAACGGCGGCTGAGGGAATTTCTGGCGCATTTACAAATTCTTTCAGCGAACTAATTAAAGGTTCTATGAGTGCTCAAGAAGCACTTGCAAATTTCTTCCGTCGTGTTTCTGACACGTTCTTGGATATGGCAGCACAGATCATCACCAAAATGGTGGTGATTAAAGCCCTCGAGTCAGCCATCTCAATTTTTGGTGGCGGAGGCGGCCTGTTCAAAGGTGCCGGACCTGTCCAGTATCCCTCGAATCTCAATATTGGATCCGGCGGTTTTGGCATAGACGGCTACTTGACCGGTAAAGCTAGGGGTGGTTCGGTGTCTGCCAATACCCCTTATATCGTTGGCGAACGCGGCCCCGAGCTATTTGTCCCTGGCGCCCAAGGCAACATTGTTCCAAACCACGGAATGGGCGGCAGCAACATCGTGGTGAATGTGGACGCCACTGGCACCCAAGTGCAAGGCGATCAGCCGAATGCCAATAAGCTGGGCGAAGCACTTGGCGCAGCCGTCCGCGCCGAACTGATCCGCCAGAAGCGTCCCGGAGGCTTGCTCGCCTAATGGCTACTTTCCCTTCGATTACTCCCACCTACGGCGCGCAGAAAAGCAGTGCGCCTAACTTCCGCATCGCCCGCTTCGGTGACGGCTACGAACAGCGCACAACATTCGGACTGAATCAGAACCCGAAACAGTGGGATCTGACTTGGAACATCTCCGAAGCTGACGCCGACACCATCGAGACCTTCCTTGATGCTCGGGCGGCAGATGCTGCGTCGTTTGAGTGGACACCATTGGGTGAATCCACGGAATACAAATGGGTTTGCGAGCAGTGGAGCAAGTCGATTCCTTACCTGAACCGCGCCACGATCACCGCAACCTTCCGTCAGGTATTTGAACCGTAATGGCATTTACCGCCTGGGCAGCTAGTACAGCTTTCAGCGTCGGTGATGTCCGGCGTGCCACGTCCGTTCAACCAAGCGGTCTGGTTTTTCGCTGCACAACTGCTGGAACTAGCGCCGCCACTGAGCCTGACCCGTGGCCGGTTGTTCGTGGAACGGAAGTCGAAGACGGCACCTGCGTTTGGGAAGCAGTCAGCGCCGTTGGCGAAGAGCTGAACAAGCTGGCGCCTAGCGCGGTGATCGAGCTGTTCGAGCTTGACGGCACCGCAAGCAGCATCGGCGTTGATCAGGTCTACAGGTTCCACGCTGGCGTCAACGAACAAATCAGCGGCAACATCGTCTGGAACGGGCAGACCTATCAGCGCTATCCGGTAGAGGCGACAGGTTTTACTTATGAAGGCGGCGGACAACTGCCACGCCCGACAATCAGCATCAGCAACGTCCTGAGCCTCGGCACCACACTGGTGCTGGAATACAACGACTTGGTTGGTGCGACGGTCACTCGGATCCGCACGCTTAAGAAATATCTTGACGCCGTTAATTTCACCAGCGAAACCAACGCAACGGCGGACCCGTTTGCCGAATTCCCGCGTGAGATTTTTATTGTTGATCGCAAGGTTGCTGAAAACCGCGCTGTTGTCAGCTTTGAGCTGTCCGCAACTTTCGACGTTGCTGGCGTAAAACTGCCTCGCCGTCAGATCATCCAAAACATCTGCCCCTGGACGTATAAGGGCGAAGGTTGCGGCTACACCGGCACTAACTATTTCGACATCAACGACAACTCAGTTGCAGACGTTGCGAATGACGTTTGCGGTCACCGCCTGTCTAGCTGCAAACTGCGCTTTGGCGAAAACGCCGAAATCCCTTACGGCGGCTTCCCAAGTGCGGGACTGATTGGATGAAGCCTGAAACTAAGGCGGCGGCAGAAAAACACGCGGCGGAAGAGTATCCACGAGAAGCCTGCGGTTTGGTGGTCATCGTCAAAGGCAAAGAGCGTTACTTTCCGTGCCGCAACATTGCCACCGAAGAGATGAGCTTCGTGATGGAACCACGGGATTATGCGGCTGCTGATGACGCTGGCGCGATCACCGCTGTGGTGCATAGTCACCCAAACATGAAGCCAAAAGCGAGCATGGCTGACCGTGCCGCGATGGAAGCATCAGGCTTGCCCTGGCACATCGTTGGCTGGCCGACTGGACTGTGGGCGAGCTACGAACCGGAAGGCTGGCAACCACCGCTGATCGGACGGGAATGGTGCTACGGCACCTTGGACTGTTATGCCTTGGCGCGAGACTGGTACAAGCAGGAATGGGGTCTAGAGCTGTCGGACTACGAACGGCACGGCGAATGGTGGCACAAAGGCATGAACACCTTTGTCGAAAACTTCGCTAACGAGGATTTCGTGTCTGTCGGGCAGGATGCTGAGCCGCAGTATGGCGACGCCTTGCTGATGCAGATCGTGTCGCCCGTATCGAACCACGTTGCGATCTACATTGGTGACGACCTGATTTTGCAGCACCTGGAGCGGCGACTTTCTAGCCGTGATCTATGGTCTGGCTATTATCGGAAGAACACCACCCACATCCTGCGGCATAGGAGTCGGCTATGAAGCGAGTGGTGCTAAGGGGTGAGCTAGGCAAACAGTTTGGGCGCATCCATAAGTTTGATCTGAATACGCCTGCCGAAGCAATCCGGGCGTTGTGCGCCAACTTTGAAGGCTTTCAGCAAGCGTTAGTCACCGCAGGTGAGCGCGGTGTTGGTTATATCGTGCAGGTCGGAAAAGCTGCGATTGATGAAGTAGACGAGATCCACAATCCCACTGGTCAGGATGAAGAAATCAGCATCACGCCCGTCCTGGCTGGTGCTGGTGGCGGCGGGGTTGGACGAATACTGGCTGGAGTGGCCCTGGTGGCTGCTGCGATTGTTTTTGCACCTGCAGCGGGCGGTTTTTTGGGCATTGGCGGCGCGGGTGCGATTACAGGTGCAACAGGCTTCACTCTTGGCGCTGCAGCTAGTAGCGCAATCGGTTTTATCGGCGCCAGCTTGATCCTGTCTGGTACAGCACAACTGCTGTCGCCCCAGCCGGCCGATCTGCCTGGTCTTACTGGCGCAACTGGCGGTCGCCGCAACTCATTTGATCCGGTCAACAACGACCCAGCCGACAACCGTTCGAGCTACATCTACAACGGTGCCGTCAACCTGACTGCTCAAGGCAATCCAGTCCCGATCTGTTACGGGCGGATGCGCGTCGGTAGCGTAGTGGTATCGGCAGGCGTGAGTACGACGGACATCTGATGGCAAAGCGTATTGCTGGTTCTGGCGGCGGTCGTCAGTCTGCACCTGCACCACAACAGAACGTCAACGTCCAGCAAACGGTCGTTGTTCAAAGTGCTGGACCGGAGCGCAGTGATGACGCTAACTCGCTGTTCAGCAAGTCCAGCATCCGCCTGATTGATGTCCTGAGTGAAGGCGAAATCGAAGGATTTGCGACGCCTGATGACCCTGAACAGTCAATCTTTTTTGATGATACGCCGTTGCAAAACAGCGATGGCACGGACAACTTTGTTTATAGCGATTTTGCCTCCCGCGTAGGCACACAAAGTCAGGTGTATATCGAAGGTTTTGCCGCCAGTGAAAACGCGGTCAATGTCAACAGTTCGGTTGGTGATGATGTTGGCGATGCAGTCACCCGCACGATTACAGACGGCGACGTTGATGCAGTTGTTGTCCGCGTTGCCTTTAACCAGCTTTACGTTGTCAGCAACGGTCTAAAAGCAACGTCACTGGGATACGCCATTGATGTGCAGGCTGATGGCGGCGGCTACGTCGAAGAGGTCAATACGACCGTCAGCGGCAAGTGCACCAGCACCTATGAGCGCAGCCACCGTATTGAGCTGACTGGTGATGCGCCTTGGGACATCCGCTTGCGGCGTGTTTCGGGCGTCAACGACAGCGCCAACAACGTCCGCCTGATGACGTTTGCGGGTTACACCGAAATCATCGACGCCAAGTTGCGTTATCCGCTGACCGCATTGGTTGGCTTGCGGTTTGAAGCATCGCAGTTTCAAGCGATTCCGACCCGCGCGTATGACATCAAGGGCGTCAAGGTTCAGATTCCGGATAACGCCACCGTCAACGCTGATGGCAGCCTGACCTATTCCGGTGTTTGGGACGGCACCTTTAAGACCGCTTGGTGTGCAGACCCGGCGTGGATCTTGCGGGACTTGCTGTTGTCCAGCCGCTACGGATTAGGGCGTTTTGTTTCTAGTGCCCAGTGCGATAAGTGGACGCTGTACGAAATCAGCAAGTATTGCAACGAGTCAGTCAATGACGGCGCAGGCGGTACAGAGCCTCGCTTCCTTTGCAACGTCTACCTGCAATCACGCGAAGAGGCATACAACGTCGTTCAGGACTTCTGCTCATGCTTCCGTGGCATGGCGTATTGGTCTGCTGGTCAGATCGCCTTTACGCAAGACAGTCCCAAGGATCCGGCAGCGCTATTTAACAACGGCAACGTCATTGAAGGCATCTTCAACTATGAAGGCAGCAGCCTGAAAGCTCGCCACACCGTCGCGCTTGTCACCTGGAACGACCCGGAAAACGCCTATCAGCAGCGGGTTGAATACGTTTCTGATGAAGCGGCGATTGCCAAATACGGCATCATCGAAGTCCGCATGGCGGCGTTTGCCTGCACCAGTCGCGGTCAAGCCAACCGCCTCGGTCGCTGGCTGCTGTATTCCGAGCAGGAAGAAACAACCACCTGCACCTTCACCGTTGGTCTTGATGGTGCGATTGTCCGCCCTGGGCAGCTAATCAAGATTGCCGATCAGATGCGTGCTGGTGCGCGTAAAGGCGGGCGCGTTGCCAGTGCAACCACCACCGTGCTGACGTTGGATCAAAGCATCGCAGTGGATGAAGGCGACACCGTAAGCGTGGTCATGCCTGACGGTCGCGTTGAACAGCGTGACATCAGCGACGGCGACTTTGACGCCAAGACGATCACGGTCAGCACAGCGTTCAGTTCTGCACCAGCAGCGCAGACCATTTACATGGTCGAAACCAGCACTGTTGAGGCGGCAACGTATCGCGTCCTAAGCGTCACCGAAGACGGCGAGAACTACAAAATCACTGCGCTGGAGCACAACACCAGCAAGTATGCACACATTGAAGACGGACTGGCACTGCAGCCGCGTGACATCACAGCGCTAAACCAGAAACCTGCCGCCCCAGGCGGTATTGATGTCAGCGAGCGTTTGGTTGAATCCGGCAACCGCGTCACCACTGAAATTGATATTTCCTGGCACAACGTCGATGGTGCAACTGGTTATCAGGTTTCATTCAAAACAGCCAATAACCTCAGCTTCTTCACTGTTGGTGATACGCCCTACAACAACCTGACCTTCCTGACGGACGAAACCGGCAACTTCACTTTCCGGGTTGTTGCAATTAGCCCACTGGGCAAACGCTCTAATCCGTCAGAAATAACCCAAAACATTGCGGGCAACACTGACGCACCTGCTGCTGTCAGTGGCTTCAGCATGATTCCGGTCAACGGGCAGGCAAAACTGACCTGGACGCAATCAACCGAGCTTGATGTTCGCGTTGGCGGTTACGTCCGCGTGCGCCACTCGCCTGATCTGTCTGGTGTCACCTGGGCAAAGTCCACCAGCATTTCGCAGGATCTTGCGGGCAGCGCGACTGAGGCTTACGCGGATCTGAAAGAAGGCACCTACCTAGCCAAGTTTGTTGACTCTGGCGGGCGCGAAAGTCTGAATGCTGCCCTGATTGAGTTCACCAAGCCAGACCTTGAGGATCTGGTCAATGTTGATAACCAGCAGGAAGACCCGACATTCCCTGGCAGCAGAACACAGCTCAGGGTTGATGGTGACTTGCAAGAACTGCTGCTTGATTTTGACGGTGGTTCAACGGCTTCCGCTGGACGGATTGTCGATGAGGCAGGTGACGCAATTATCACCGAGGCAGGTGACAACAACATTGGGCAGGAAGGTGATTCGACCTTCTTTACCAGCGGCACATATCAACTGGAAAACAATCCCATCACGCTTAGCGATGTTTTCAGCATCAAGCTGGACAGCACATTGCGTGCCAGGGCATTTTTCCCTTATGCCGGGCGGATTGATGACATTACCGATTTCGACGACATTTCAGATTTTGATGGCTCTGCTCCAAGCGGCGCCGATGTCAAGCTTTACATCCGCACGACGGAAGACGATCCAACTGGCTCGCCAACGTGGTCAAGCTGGCGTTTGTTTAACAATGCAGAGTTCAAGGCTCGCGCCTATGAGGTGAAAGCTGAGTTCAGCACTGAGGAAAATACAGATCAGATTGCCGTCGATCAGCTGCGAATTGATAGCAATATGCCCAGCCGCACAACCCGTGGCACGGGCACCAGCAGTTCTAGCGCCGATGTCAGCATCACCTACACCAACAAATTTGCCGCCACGCCTGTGATCGGCATTACTGCCTTCAACATGGCGACGGGGGACTACTACACGGCTTCTAACAGCACAGCAACTGGATTTGACATCAGCTTCTACAATTCAGGTGGCACCCGTGTGGTGCGGAACTTTGACTGGACCGCCACGGGTTACGGGAAAGGCTAATGAGTCAAGCTGACGGCACGATCCAAAACGACACAGGCGCGAACGTCAGAAGCGACCTGAACAATAATTTTGCTGCTTGTTTTACCAATAACAGCGGTGCATCTGCGCCTAGCACGACGTTTGCCTACATGTGGTGGGCAGATACCACCAGCAACCTGCTGAAGCTGAGGAATGGTGGAAATACGGATTGGATCACTGTTGGCTCCCTGACCACTGCCAACCTTGCGCTTGCACCACAGGCAAGTCCGACTTTTACCGGCAACGTCACGATTGCTGCTGGTACGGTCAGCCTTCCGAGCCTGCGGTTCACGGGCGATAACGACACTGGTCTTTACAGCACCGCAGCCAATACGGTCAACGTCACCGCTGGTGGCACGCTCAGCCACAGCTTCACCAACAGCTACAGCACAGCATCAGTTCCAATCCGGGTGCCGGATGGTACGGCTGCAGCGCCCAGCATCACAAACACTGGTGACGAAAACACCGGCATTTTCTTTGGTGCGGCTGATGAAGTTTCGATTACTACTGGCGGCACCGAGCGGGCGCAGTTTGACAGCAACGGTCTGAGCATCCTTGCCCAAAAACCTGTCCGTTACTACGACGCGGATAGCAGCCACTACGTCGAACTGAAGGCAGCCAGCACGGTTAGCGCCAATGTCAGCCTGACCCTGCCAACGTCTGACGGTGACGCTGATCAGTTCCTAAAGACTGACGGCTCTGGCGCACTGTCCTGGGCAACGGTTTCAACGCCTGCAGGTGTGCCAACTGGCTCGGTGTTCACGATGGCGACCACTACGGTGCCGTCTGGTTATTTGGAATGTAACGGCGCTGCTGTTAGCCGCACTACCTACGCCGACTTGTTTAGTGCCATCGGTACGACGTGGGGTAGTGGTAACGGATCAACCACGTTCAACGTCCCAGATTTAAGGGGTGAATTTGTTCGTGGCTGGGATAACGGGCGCGGAGTTGACAGCAGCCGCAGCTTTGCAACTTTCCAGGATCATGCGTTTGAGGATCACGAACACTTGTATGACCGTGCAACGACTGGTTCTGATGTGACGCTGGATCGTAGTCCTGAAGGTCGCAACAGCGCGCGATCTAGTACGCATGGCGTTGTCAGTGGTGCGAACACAGCGAATGAGACCCGTCCGCGTAACATCGCGATGATGTACGTCATCAAGACCTGATTGCCAGCGGGATTACAATCGGTCTATCTGACTGTGCTTAGAAGGCTGTGGCTGATCGCAAGATTTCTGATCTGACGGCACTGACCACGCCTGCGACTGGCGACCTACTGCCGATTGTTGATATCAGCGAAGCTGCTGCAGCGGATAAAAATAAGAGCATCACGGTAGGCGAACTGTTGCGTGGTGCGCCGGATGGCACGGCTGCTGCGCCTGGGATTGCGTTTGAGTCTGATCCCAACAGCGGCATTTATTCACCTGGCGCAGACCAAGTAGCCATCTCGACTAATGGGTCTGCTCGTTTGTATATTGATGCAAGCGGTCGCGTAGGTTTTGGAGTTACTTCATTTAGTGCCTATGCAAGGGCTGACAACCTTGTCATCGATGGCACAGGTCACAGGGGTATAACCATTGGTTCTGGAACGTCCAGCCAATCGTTTATTGCTTTTGCTCCTAACGGTGCAACAGGCGCAGATACTTACAAAGGTTATATCAACTATGACAACAGCACTGAAGCTTTAAATTTTGGCACTGCTAGCAGTGAAAGCGCCCGCATCGACAGCTCGGGTCGCCTCTTAGTTAACACGTCTAGTGCGCTCAGTGCAGATACCAATGCTTTTATTCATGCCGCCGGTCCTACCTCGGGCAACATAATCCTTGCTAATTCACAGACCGGTGCAATTAGCGCTGGTGGAAGTGTTGGAGCTGTTCGGTTCTTCAGTCAGTCAGGGGGAGCTTATGAAGAGCACGGGAGAATTCAGTGTCTGGCAGACAATACTACCGGTAGTGGTGACAAGCCGGGACGCCTAGTGTTCTCCACTACTGCGGATGGCGCGTCTTCTCCGACGGAGGCAATGCGTATCAACAGAGATCGTGATGTGTTTATTAATCGTACGGATTATATTATATTTAGCACTAACACAACTGACGGAATTGTTTTAAATAAAAATAGACTTGATATAAGCGCAGCTTCTGTTGCTCGTATTACTCAAACGCGAAATGCAACTGGTACTTTTGACCGTTTTTACAGTGGTACTAGTATTGTTGGCGATATAACGACAAATGGTTCCACTACCTCTTACAACACCTCCTCCGACTACCGTCTCAAGGAAAACGTCACCCCAGTCACTGACAGCATCACCCGCCTGCAGCAATTGAAGCCAAGCCGCTTCAACTTCATCGCGGATCCAACCAAAACGGTTGATGGTTTCTTGGCTCACGAGGTGCAGACTGTTGTTCCTGAAGCTATTTCTGGCGAGAAGGATGCAGTTGATGATGAAGGCAATCCTCAATACCAAGGCATCGACCAGTCCAAGCTGGTGCCGCTGCTGACGGCTGCTTTGCAGGAAGCAATCACCAAGATCGAAACCCTTGAAGCCAAAGTGGCAGCACTGGAAGCCAACTAGTCCACGCCACTACAAGGTGCGCAACCGACCTATTCAACTGGTTGCATCCTTACTAACCTTCAAACAATCCGGCTACTACCATGCCCGCCGCTACACCGACCACCACGATCACCTGGAGCATCAACACTCTGGAGCGTGAGCTGGCTGACGGTTACGTTTTCACCGCTCATTATTCGGTGAACGCTGTCAGCAGCACCTTTGACCCTGAAGGCAATAACTACAGCCAAGGCGCCTACGGCTCTGTGGGTCTGGAGCGTCCTGAAGGTGATCTGATTGCTTTTGACGAGCTGACTCAGGATCAGGTGATTGGCTGGGTCAAGGAAAAGCTTGGCGGCGATGAAAAGGTTGCCGAGATTGAGCAGGCTTTGACCGACAGGCTTGCTGAGGTGATTTCGCCCAGCAAGATCAACGGAGTGCCCTGGTAGTGGCGGTCAAGTCAAAAACGGCACTGGGGCGGATTGACCACCGCCCTGGAAAGCCTAAGAAAACCCGTCAAGGTGCGGGTCAACACTCAAAAGCCAGCCACGGTAGGAAGAAGTATCGCGGTCAGGGCAGGTAAGTGGATCAGCACACCCGCGACAACTGGCGCAAGATCAAACAAGCGCTGGAAGAAGCGGGTAAGACGGATTCTTTTTTCTACCGGCGGGCAGTCGCTATTTGCCGGGGCAACAAGGATCCGTTTGACGATCCAGTTAATCAACCGCCCACATAGACAACGCCGGTAAACTCTCGGGGATGTTGTGTTACAACACTCCAATGTTTAAGACTGCTTCTGCTGCTCTCGCCGTTGTGGCACTGGGTGTCGCTATGGCTCCTGCAGCCAAAGCTGACGGTTTCTACGTGAATCCCGAGTACAACCTGGGCTTTGCCGGTAACCAGACCTCTGGCGGTGGTGCCATTGATGCCCACGTCGGCTACGAGGCTGGTGCCTGGTACATCCAAGGCGGCCCCCAGATTGTGTTCCCCGAGGGTGGCGCAACCGACTACAACTTCTCCGCCAAGACTGGTCTGAGTGCACCTGTCACTGCTGACGGCAAGCTCGGTCTCTACACCGAAGTGAGCATGGCCACTGGCGCCAAAAGCAACAGCTACGGCCTCAAGCTCGGCTCCAAGTACAAGTTCTGATCGAAAGCATGGCCCGCTTCGGCGGGTCTTCGATCAACTCATAGTCACGCGCAACTACCTGTCAGCTTTCTGGCGGGTAGTTGTTTTTCCATGTCTAACCAACCCGGACAACTGGGAGTATTGCTGGCCGCCTGACTGGCTGGAGCCCTATGTGCAGGATGCCATCGAGTTCCTTACAGTCGAGCCATACGCCAACGAAAAGGCAATCCTCAATGCGAAAGATCATTGATTTGATGGCCATCACCAGCTTTCTGCTGAGCGGCTCCATGACCGCAGCGCTGGTTATCAGCTACCTGCAGTTCGACAAATTCATGGACGACAGCATGGAGCGAATCGGCGGCAAGGTGACCGAGCACATCGAGGCTGAGCTGGAGGGCAAGATCAAGGGCGCCATGCCCAAGATGCCTGACGTGACTGGTCCGGCTCTGCCCTTCTGATGCCTGATATCCCAGAGATCCGCATCCCGCAGATCCGGGAGATACCCACAGGTACACCGCCCACGGCCCCACCAGTCACGCTGGAGCTGGGGCCACCAATTATTGAAATGCCGGGTTGCGTTCCAGTGCACCCGGACGCGAAGCTCAACCCCAGCCTTCTGCAGGATGACCCAGGTCGGGTTGGAGCATTTTGTCCGCACGGGCAGGTGCCATCGTTCAATCCGATGGATTTCGTGCCGCATGAATTTCAGCTAATCCAGCCTGCGAGACCACGGACCGATGATGCCGAGGACGAGAAACCCCAAACCCCTGACATACCGGCAATCCCGCGATTACCTCAGCCAAATGCGCCGACACCAAAGGCAACGGAGGAGAGCGGTCTCCCCAAGCCGTTTCTGGAAAAAGCGATTGACGGACTACCGCCTGTGGAGGCTGTGGTCACGACGACAACGATTGCCTTGGTGGCTGCAACTTCTGCCTTGGTGGCCAAACCACTGGCGGACCTGATCCTGAAGCTGATCAAACCCACCGTTAAGAAGGTGGTGAAAAAGGTTTCACAGGTAAGGGGGAAACCTGTCCACGTTGATTCGGTGTGGGAGAGGCGACTGGCTCAGCGGGACCGGAATCGGGCTTTACGCGCTTTACGTCGGGCGCTGAAACCGTGATCTTGTGGCGATGGGGCAACACCTGCCCGGGCTTCGGCACCAGCACTACATCCGAGCACACGGTGTAGAACTTGGATTTCGGGTGAAAACTGATTCCCTTCTGGGCCAGTTCACCACAGTGCCGCAGGCGAGAAAGCTCAAAATCCAGCCGTTTGTTTGCCAGCAGCTGGCGCTGGAGCGCAGTGTGAGTATCGGCGGACGCCTTACATCTTTCCTGCAGACCACCGTCTAGCGGAATTGATACGGTGGCGCTGATGCCGAAGTTAAGAGCGTGGTTGTTTTTCTGACCGCTCGGGACCTCTTGGTAATAGAGGATATTTCCTGGGTTATCCGGCACCCCGTTTTCATCTTCGTCGGTGGGATCGTAATAAGGAGTGCGGACTGTCGAGCTATACGGCAGAGCGTACGACTTGCTCGTGGTTACGAAAGGCGAGACGTTGAGGGTGGGACCTTGGCACGAAATACCCGGCCCATACGCATTGGTCGGATAAGGACCCGTGAGCATCTGTATAGCCTGGTTCGTAACGGAACCCGTGCTGTTCGCAACTGGATTCGCCGTTGCATTGGCCTGTGCAAACGCTGGATTCGGCAGCAGGACTAAGGCCCAAAGACCGAGACCGTATCGGTGACGCTTTGTACGGACGTTGTACGGGTGATCTCGGTGACGGCTTCTAGCCCCGGCCCGGTGTAGCTCTCGACGAACTGGAACGAACCACCGGGATTGACGATTGACCATGTGGGTTTGTTTTGCAGTTCAAGGCCCGTCCAACTGGACGAAACCCCATCAACGGTTTGGGTCTGAGTAGTCCCAGCACCCGGCACCAAGCTGGAGCCGGAATGCTGAACATTGGTACCTGATGCGCTGTAGGTGTAACCGGTCCCGAAGTTGACGCTACGGATGTGCTCGCTGACTTGCGTGGTGCTTTCAGTCCGACTGGTCATTGTGCCAGTGCGGAAATTAGGCACAACTGGCACAGCTACTGCCGGCCCCGCCATCAACAACAGAACGGCTACCCAACGCATCAGTCGATCTTGATCTCGGTGACCATCTGACCAACAGCACTGGTACCAGCGCCACCAGCAGTCAGGCTGATGACGTGATCACTGGCGATGGAACCATCAAGCAGACCTGCGACACCCCCTGCTGTGGTTGTCGTATTTCCCAGCATCGGAAGAGATCCCACAACACCGGAGGTAACGGTGGTGGCGGAGGGAGTGGCATCACCTTCGGTGAACGCTTCGGTAAAGGAAAACGCATCCCCCGCCGTAGTCACGCTGTAAGCAGCTGGGGTATAACCAACCGCGTTGCCAGCAGTAAGAGAGCCAAGCCCTCCAGCTGTATCCAGCGAGATGTTGTTTCCGGTTACCGAGTAGCTGGAGCCGATACGAGTAGCAGCACTGGCAGCGGCATCAACAGTTAGCGAAACACTCGACTGAATCTTGTGCGTTAAATCCGCTTTAGCTGGAGCAGCAGCTAGCACCAGTGCTGCCAGAATCAGAGCTGACTTCATGGTTTGGCTTTGTGGCTTTGCTCAAGGCTAGGCTCTTCCTTCTTTTTCTGGCCGTTGTTTGCCTTACCTACGGAAACACCGAAGGAAGCCATAGTGCCAGTCAGAAGGGAAGCTGGAAACGTTGGGTCCATTGCTTTTACGTAGCCCAAATAGTTGAGGGAAAGCATTGCGATGGACCAGCTCAAAACCGCTAGTCGAACAAAGTCACCGAGCGGTGTGTGGTTCCCACTGTCCGCTGATTTTTCGTCGTCAGCTGCCATGATGCTCCTGTACTGGTGCGGCCAATGATTGAGATTTTGGCAGCCGTGACTGGCGCCTCAATAACGGTAGCGGCAGTCGGATTTGGCAATTACAGCCGTCGAACATCTGAAAGCCGCGATGCGGTGGTGCGTCTAACTGCAGCAGTGGAGAATGTCGCCACACGGCTGAACATGATGCACACGGATATGAAAAGCCGAGACACGGAAGTATTCAGTCGCCTACGCGACCTCGAAGCCGCAGTCGCACGACTGGAAGGTACTAGAGAAGCACACTAGAATCTGCTTGCCATCAGCCCATGATCTTTGCTCTGACTCTGGCTATGGCCTTCAAACTCCAAGACTTTTTCAATCACTACACAGGCGCTCCACACCAGCTCGCCGCAATCCAACAATTACAGGAAGATCTGCCCCCGGATTTGAAAAACAGAAATGCGACTTGGTTTGAGATCTGGCGTGCAGGCGGCAAGGTTTTATGGGTACCAGTGCCTTACTTCCATCAGCTGGATCTGAAGAACGGGCACCGCAAGTGCTTTACGGCGGCGATTGCAATGCTGGCTGCCGACTACATGCGTGTCGATACGGCCCAGGAGTACGACGCTATCCGCGCCAAGTACGGCGACACCACCGACGTACAAGCCCACCTAAAAGCTCTGAAAGAACTGGGACTGCACGCCGAGTTCGTACAGAACGCTACGCCGGAGCTGTTGGAAGCTGAAATCGACGCCGGCCGAGCCGTTGCAGTGGGATGGCTCCATCGCGGAGACGTATCAGCCAACCAACCTCCAACCGGCATCGGGCACTGGAGCGTAATCATCGGATATACCAAGACAATGTTTATCGCGAAGGATCCGCGAGGCAAACCAGATTTGATTCATGGTGGGCACGAAAACCACTATGAAGGTGAAGACACCTACTACCCTCGGAAGCAATGGCTGCCCCGATGGGAAGTCGAAGGCCCTGGCACTGGGTGGGCCATTCTGGTGGACGACAACCCCTCCCGAATTTTTTACACGCAATGACTGTTGTTCACAGCGACGACATGGGCGACGGCTTCATGCTGGAGCAGATCGAAAACGACAAGGGCGAGATCTACTACCGCGCCTGCAAAGACAGCATCTGCCGCTATGCGGAAGACGAGTACATCGCCCGGATGTATTTAGAAGGAATGGGCTGGAACCCCTAGACCGCTAGATCTTCCGTAATCCAGTAGGCGATTGCGATCTCGCGCTCGCGGCTCCAAAACTTCTGGTTGCGATACCAGTCAATCCAGTCATGCGCCGACTTGGAGATGTTGCAGCCAAAGCAGCAGGCCACGAGGTTTGCCTGGCACGTATGACCCCCGCGCATCTTCGGGTGCACGTGGTCGAGAGTTGCGGATCGTCCCAGATCATTCCCGCAATAAGCGCACTGGTGACCCCAGCTGTTGAGAATGTCTTGACGAAATTTTTTCTTGGCTTGCTTTTTGCTTAAGTATTCACCACCGCAAATGTGATGATCCATACCCAGCCGTCGCTACTCGGACGGTAGCGGTAGAAACTATTACGCATTGGAAAATTGTCTGTAGAAGCTTTAGCCTTACACAAGATTTCACTACTGCATGGATCCCACCACCGCAGCTGTCGTCGCCATCGCAATCGCAGCCGGATCTGAGATCATCGGAATGCTCCCCATCAAGGACAACAGTTGGGTACAGCTGGTTCTCCGAGTTCTCCAAGCGGCCTTCCCGGCGAAGAAGGAGAAGTAGATGTGAGGCCGATCCAGCAGTCGCTCCAGTCTCAATTCCGGCAAGCCGCCAACGACCAGTGGCTGCGTGCGCGGTATGAGTCGGGCGACTACACCGGCCTCCTCGAAGCAGCACTGGCGCTGAACGCGCTGTGCGAGATCGAAAAAACAAAATCGACCTGGGCTATCAGCGAAGCCGCTGACAACCTGGCCGACATGTACGGGCTGGATCGCGACTCAGCCTAGTTTTTCTAGGGTGTATTTCTGGTACAGCCCGGTATACGTGCCGTGAAACGGATGATTGGGATTGTCGCGGCCATCCTTGAAGAACAGCGCATCGAGGTAGTCCGCCCGCGCCATGTCAGCAGCGGCCTTGGTGAAGTTGATCTTGGGAGGAGGCGTCATTTGGACTCCGCAGTTTTCTTCCGTTTCTTAGCCACCACGCTGGGGCTAGTCCGGGAACGAGCCAGCTTAGGTTTCTTCGCCGTCGAAGGCGGAACGTCTACCCGGCAACCGGGGTAACGATTTTCAGCAAACAGGATTGCCTGCTGGAGCGACTCAGCCCGAATCAGATCACGCATGGCACCTTGGCCAGCGAGCCAGATCTGCAACTCATACAAGTCAGAGCGCTCTGAGCTGGTGCGCGAGCGACCTTCACCGAGACGCTGCGACCGCTCGAAATCCTCCTGCCACTGCAGGACACCGTTTTTCATCATCGGTAGGTCGGTTCAGTAACGCTACAAATTGAGATGGGGTTGCTGGTGCACTGCTGGATGCTGTGGGCAGCCCGCAATGCCCGCTCGTAAGTAGGCCAGCTGGAGGCATCCTCTTGAAGCGAGGTGAGCTGGAGCCCTTTGCCTGGTCCGAAGGCCGCCATGACCCAACGGTCGTTGACTTTGACTGCGTAGCGGGTCACGGGATTGATGGACTACTGTAGGAGCCTAGAGATTTTACTTTGAATTTCTAGGTCTCCTACGGGTTGTTACTGAGTCCCATGATTCTCTTCACTCTTGCGGCTTCTTCTCTTGCTTGGAACGCATTCGTCCTTCGACCCGTCGCCGAACAGATTCATTCCATTTCTCAACGTCGGCCTCTTCAGCAATTTTGTAAATTTCCGGCATCTCCTGCTGAAG